CAATTTCCAATAGCCGCTGCGGGGAGAGAACCGGATTATCTTTGCATGTCCAATGAGAAAAGCGACAGTCCTGCACCTGGAGAACATTCTTGATGCACGGATCTGCGGGAGACGGAGGGTTCAGATCCGCAATGTGCCACCTGTCTTTAGCTGCGTAAGTCCTTCTAAAGCACTCTTGGATCATGTTATCATGAAGCAGATTGATTTCGCAGAAGTACACAGATCCGATGCTCATACCTGTTATGGCCTTGTGAGAGTCAGCCTTGCCGCCGCCTTTCCAGTACACCTTCTTGTCTCCACCCGGCATATGGATAAGCAGATGCGCTCCGGAATCATCATGAGAGGTTCTGCAATGGCCTTTGAAGATGTGCATCAGTCCAAAACCGTCTCCATCCATGATAAGCCTGTACGCCTGTTCCGCAGAATAGGCTGTAACAAGGTGGATGGTATCTCTGCTCTGTATCAGATGCCGCGCATATCGCATGATACCCGCTGTAGTTTTGCCGCTCCTGGGCGTTCCTTCAAGCCAGTCTAAGGCATGATCATAGGGGAGCATAATAAGTTCTGACTGTTTCTCTCCCCACTCAACCATTGTGCTTTCTCTCCATCTCAAACAGACTCTGAAGCAGTTCTGAATCCTTGGATTCAGAGTTGACCATGTCTCCCGTCAGATCCCGATATGCGGCAGTCAGATCCCGGAGGCGTTTTATATCAGTCAAGTTCTTTCCTGCGGCATCATAATCCCGGTGCTCTGTAGATGTTACTTCCGCATACTCATCAAAAAGCCTTGAAAGCAACATCAAACCTTTGCGCTTTATGTCTGCCGCAATGGTAGCGTTATCTGCTGCCTTTTCTGCGGTTTTCCGTACCGCTCTTTCAACCACTTTGGCACAGGCTTTTTCCCGGTCTTTTCCCCAATGCTCCCGTGCCGCCTTTTTTTGGAGCGTTGACCAAGGTATACCATGTTTTTCAGCCAATTTCCGCTGACTGATACCGCCACTGGCGTACTCTGCTCTTATCCTGTGCCAATCAACCTTTGAATTGCCAATAGCAACCACCTTCTAAGCCTTCAAAATGTCAGCGTCCCCGCCGAAAAGTATGCCCTATATGCTGACTCCCGCTACCCCGGAGGGAAGGCTAGCCCCGGCGCACACCAAAATTGTAAATACAATAAAAGCGGCGTAATGCACGCCGCCTCACAGAAATGGAAAGGAGAATGAAATGAAACGCAGAACCCTTGGAAGATCAATCATGGCTATCCTGTCACTGCCCATATGCAGTATAGCACAGATTGAACTCCAATTTACTACAATCTTTTCCACTTATGATTATTCATCACTTCAAATCGTCTTTTGATCGGATGCGGATTTTCTCTGCAATCGTCTGTTGTATTCTTCCAATCTCACATTATCTTCCCTGGTTGCCAATGCCGCACCTCGCATCAAATCAATTGCCAGATTATCCCAATCCAGATTGTGCCCAAACAGCACCACCCGGAGTTTCTCTAGCTTTTCTTCCACCTGATTCAGCCACTCTTCTGTGATTCCAAGTTCTTTTAGTTGTTCCTGCTGCGGCCTTGATGCGTTGAAGATGTACTCCATATAATACCGGGAGTCAGATAACTTACATATCGTTGAAATTGTTGTATTCAGTTCTTCAAGCAACTGCGCCACTTCAATCGGCTCATTGATCATATCTACATCCATCATGCATTCCCTGTTCCCGCAGTATGCCTGTTTGCTGATTGCAGATGCAACTGCATTAAGTGTATCAGGATCATATCCCTTGTCTGATTCCAACATCTTGCCAATTCTGCGAAGAATTCCTGCTGCTGTGATCTGTTTCCCTCTGAGATTATCGCTAATCATGATATTTCACTCTTCCTTTTTCAAATTATCGGGATTCCTTATAACTCTTCCTTCTCCTCAAAATACCTGGATTTCATTGTCCGGAACGCCTTGATGAACATGTTTGCCATCCATCCTTCCGGATCTCTTGTGCGCAGTGCGAAACTGCAAAGCAGATGCCCTATAGCTGATTGGATATTCTCATCATATCCCGTCACGCCCAAGTGATATGTAACCTTGTCTGTGCTTGCATCCCTGTCAAGCATCACAAACAGACTTGCATGCGCCTGGGGATCATCCTGCACAAACTCCCGCAAGGCATCATCAATCTGTTCCGCTATCCCGTCGTACTCTGGCATAATTACCGCCTCTCTATTTCCGCAATCCGGATCTGTTCATCAAAATCATGGAGCGTCTGAAGCAGATCCGGCGCATAATCATCACAAATGATTTCATGTAGCTCTCTGATTCCCAAAATAAGCTGATGCCGCTTGCATCGGATGCCGTCCCGGTACTTGCAGTTAATGCAATGCGGTTGCTCATCCATGATTGATCACCTCTGCACTCCATGCGCCAAGGGAGCAGTAATCCTCCGCGCTCACCTGGGTCTTATGTTGTTCGCAGAACCCAAGGCGATTATAGGTGCACTTATCACAGCGGAGAGGCACATCTTTCTGACTGTTCATGTACGCTATAAAATCCTTCAGAAACGCATTGATACAGCCATCATTCCAGTACGGACACACTTCACACACACGATTGATGCAGTTATCGGCTGCGCACCGGATCTTTTCTCTCAGTTCATTGTCCATTATTCATCACCCTCCATGTTCATTCAGATTCTTCATGTTTCATTTCTTCCAATGCCGTGCCATGGTCAGCCTTTTGCTCCGTGACTTTGCGCCTTGTATGTCAGCATCCGCACGCCGTCTGGCGTTTACAGCCTCTTTCCACGCTTTCCACTCAATAAACGCTGGGCATGTATCATGGCAAGCCTCATGGCGTTTCTCACACCCTTTGCATGGCGCAGTCACCCCGCCTCACCTCTGCTCTTTGCAATGAGTTCATCGATTTCATCCCGGCACTTTGACACGCACCTGGTTGCATCCTTCACCACCTCAATATGAAAGAACGCACACCCGGAGTTGATTTCGATAAACGGCAATTCTTCATCGACCTCAATCGCATGAATGAGATCCATAATCCTGCGCACCCGGATCATGGTTTCCGGTTTGAAGTAATGGTATTGATTCTTTGTTCCCAATCGAATTGGTTTCATCTGCTGCCCTTCTTTTTAACCATTTATTGATGCCTAGTAACGCTCTGCCATGATGGATATAAATCATGGATTCTGAATAACTCATACTGAACGCAATATCCGGGAATGATTCCCCGTTGATGTAATGCCTTGTGAGTATCTCTTTCTGCCGCTCATCTGGCAGTGATTCTATGGACTCCAGAATGTCCCGAAGGACTGTTGATGCCCTTGCCCTGTACTCTGACAGTAACTCAGTATCATCAACAGCCTTGCAGACATTCGCCGCCATCGGATCATGCTCTTTGGGAGATGAGCACACTTTTTCTTTATAAGATACTCCCGTTACCATTGCGCCTTCCATTGCATCAGAAATCGCCCTGTTCAGCGCGTCAATGCGCCGTTTCAGTGCTCTGTACTGCATCAGGAACGCTTTGCCGGGATTCTCCTTGCGCACGCTCATCACCTCTCTTTTCCAACCGATCGCGCCACCTGGCCTGTTTTGCCATCATGATATCTGATACCTTTGAATAATCGATCTGAATTGTTGAGATATACAAAGTCACATCCGCAATCTCTTCGAGCAGATCCGCTTCCGCTTCTTCCTTCGGCTTTGGAGTAGGGTTTGTTCCGTCCAGAACTCTGCGGAGTTTCAACGCCGCTTGTGCCAGTTCGGAGCATTCCTCCGCGAGTCCCGCCAAGAGTTCCGGTACTGATAAATTCATCATGCTTTCAGTCTCCAACTTGTATAATGATGCACTTTTTCCAATACGGATCATAAAGTGACGCAATCCGCTCTGCCTCTTGTATGTACCATTCTTCCGGCCTGTCATCATATCCGGTTAAAACTTCGATATTATCGAATATTGCCTCTTCAAACTTCTCCCGATCTGTGAAGCAGATCTCATCATTGATTTCCTGACAGCAATCCAGAAACTCACCGAAATGCGCATACACGCAGTCCGTGAATACCGAAGAGTAATCACCGTTGTTTGCTTCTTCCGTCACGAGGAACACCAAAGGCAATTCCGGATTCTCCGCAATCATCTTTTTAATCGTTTCTGCCTTCATCAGCAGATGTGTGGATTTCTTCTCAGATTCCTGGATCTCATATGCCATAATCACACCTCCAT